AACACATCACGCGGGAACTGGTTGAGCGCGTCTCTGTATTCAGCTGCGTTGCGGTAGCCCGACCGAACCTTGGATTGAGCAATCTCGTCAAAGGTTTTCATCCGTGGCGCTTCAGTCAGATCCATCGCCATCTGCTGGCTGATCGACAACTCCAGCTGGTCGCCTACCAGCTTTTCGGGCTCAGCAGTTCGTGCCTGGATCTCATCGAGCTGGGCTTGCGCTGCCTCAAGTGCTTTTTTCTCCTTAGTCACGAGACGCTTAGCGCCAGTCTCAGTGACTTCACCTGCCTCCAAACGTGCCTGGATTTGGCTCAAGCGCTCAGGGTTGCCCTCCACAACTGCTTGCAGCTCTTCCATCTGCGCTGCAGTTCGTGCTGCCCGATCTGACGCGGTGATGTCACTGTGCATCTGCCGCAACGCGGCGTCGTCTAGTTCGTCCAGCTGGGCCAGCATCGTGTCCATTTCTGGCCGACCGTCTGGCAAATCCAGCTCAGGTTGGATTGTGGTGGCAGAAGGCGGCAGCTTGGCTGCTTCACCCGACTGCATCAAATCCACGATTTGCTGGTCAACCTTCCCCAGCTCTTGCACAACGTCTACGCCTTCATCGACCTGGGCTTTGAGCAGCTGCCCTCGCAGCGTCTGCAGCTGACGAATCTGCAGCTTGATCTCAGGGTTGACAACGCCAGGCATTGCAAGCTCAAGCTGTCCACCAGCGCCTTGCTCAACCACGCCCATGTCCTGCAAGCGGTTGCGCTGTTGCACGACCTGAGCAATTTGAGTCTGGTCATCGAGTGACCGGGCAATGGCTGAGTCGTACTTAGGCGGTGCCGGTGGCAAAGCCCTGCTGGGGTCGATTGCCGGTGGCATGTACGGCTCAAGCTCAACCTTGGCCAGATCGTCGAAAAACCCTGCCCCGTCGTTGACAAGCGCACGTTTGATAGGCGGCGCAAAGCTCAGCCCTCCCAACACAGCTAATGGAGCCAAAAGGCCATCTACTGTTGCCGCCTTGCCAAACGCAGTGAAGTAATCGTCTTCTTCGTCAATCCTTCCTGGCGCCTCAACACCAAACAGATCTAGAAAGTTGAGAGCATTGCCATCGCGCGGGTCAATAAATGCAGTCGCAAGAGTTGAGCTGCCAACGGCTTTAGCCCCTTCAACTGCCAAACCAACCTTGTTTCGCAGTTTTGGGTCAGCCGCCATCCTGACTGACAGGTTTTTAATGGCCGGCGTCTTTCGCAACTTGTCCAAACCCTGGACAACTTTTGGCGAATGTTTGAGAACATTTAGAGTCCCCATGCTGATGGCAGCAGCAACAACCTCACCGCCGATTGCAGCTCCTACGTCTTCTGCCGCCTCATCTGACGGCGCTGGGTCTGTACGACCCATCTGCCCCAAAGTGAATGGGTTGTATTTGGCAGCAAATTCAGGAGAGATTTGCCAAGCGTCAGACGTGTCAACAGACGGCTTGCGCAAGATAACGTCGCCAAGGGCGTTCCCGAGCTTTGATATTGCGTTTACAGGGCCAATAAGCAACTGATCTTTGGCTCGCGGTGAAGCCAACACATTCATTAGTTGCCCTAACGGTTTAAGAGGGCCAAGGCTTTCTTCAAACCGATATTCCTGCTCTGCCCGCCCCATGCGTGGCGCCGATGCAAACTGCTGAAAAATGTTTTTGTCCTCTTTCGGCTCAGGATCTTCTGCCGGAATGACCGGCTGCAGCTCGTCGTCAGTAACAGGTGAGATGTTGAAGTTAGGCATGGTTCTCAGGCGAGGGGGAAAGCAAGGCCGTACTGGCGGTATTGGATATTGAGCCGCTTAATTTCTCTGATTGCTTCAGGCGAACCATTGCGGCGCATTGTCTCCGCATAGTTGCGGAGCAACTCTTTATCAGATGGTGTTAGATGCCCTGCCAACATCCCCATCAACCATCCACCTGGCCTGGTGATGTCATTGGGGACGTATGCAACCTTTTGCCCGTCAAACGACATGCCTGGCTGGTTAAAGCTGACGGTGTCGTTTTGTTTTTGCTTGAGCATTTGAAAGCGCAGGAATCGTCTAAAGCTGCCGTCAGCGTCCAGCTTTGGGTAATACCTTTGTATGTGTTCAAACAGGTAGCGAGCTGGCGTGACCTTGGCGTCTGCAGCCGCTTTGCGCAGTTGTTCGCTGTATGCGTTCTCGTCAACGCTTAACGCTTGCTGCTCTGCCCGCACCCATTTACCACTCAGCACTGGCTGCTTTTTGTAGTTAGCAGCAATGCCAGGTGTAATATCAGCCGCCTGCTCGCGACCGTACACAACAGGTCCGGCAGGAACGGCTGCTTGTGGCTGAACTGGAGCTGGTGGTTGAAGGCTGTTAATTAAGTCTGTGTACTCAGGCGATTGCAAGAACTTCGACATTGCCTTACCTACTTCTGACTCTTTTGTGCTGTCAGGAGTTCCTTGCTCCAAAGGCAAAAGCGCAGCTTCTCCGACCTCTATCAAGCGCCTGCGAATTAATTCAATAGCTTGACGCGCCTTTTCTTCTGTAATTGCTGCAGCAGGGTTGGCCGCGTCGTTCCGAATAAACTCAGCCAAGCCGTCTGCCTGCTTTTTACCAATAGCTTTTTGTATTACAGGATTAGCCGTAACCGTTAGCAGGTTGGATTGAAGCGGGCTATTGATGTAAGTCCGCATGTTTTCGTACCGCTGCACCCCTTTCTGCACTTGCTGGTTTAGTGCTTCGCGGGCTTCTCGACGCTGTTGGTCAGAAGGCAAGTTTTTTATGTACTCGATGTTATTGCGCCGCAATTCGGTCAGCAATTCTCCTGAAAAATTCTCTAGAGGCAGCTGGCGAATTCTTTCTAGTTCCGTATCCAAGCTTGGCAAGTCAAGCATTTGTGTTCTTTGAATTTTTCGCTGGTTTTGATCGACCATTCTGTTTAGCTCAACCTGCGGTTGCGTATGACCTAGACCCTTGAGCCGTTGCTCTGCACGTTCATAAGCGTCAGCAAACCCCGGATCTGTTTCGGCATATTCAGCTAAGCCCCCTGGGCCGTAGAAGTCTCTTTGCATAAATTGCTGCAAAGCCGCTTTGTTATTTAGGTCGACAAGATCAACCTGTGCTCGCGTTCCAGCAACTGTCGTTTGCAGGTTTTGAAAACGGTTTGTTTCTCCTAGCGCAGGGCGCAACTCCATTGGTAGGGCAGGGTTGCCACCACGAATTCCTTGCAGAATTCTTTGTGCAAACGGATCCCTGGCAAGCGTTCCAAAAAGTTCGGTCTGCAGATTCTGCATAACCTCGCGACGCGCTGCCGGCGGCAACAAGCGCATATGGTTGTCAACAATTCTTGTGAGTTCTCGGCTTGCTGCTCCATAAAATTTTGGCATCCCCGGCGCTATTAACTGTCCGTTTTCGTCTGGCGCCCCCTTGCTCAGCATGAACGGAATTGTGTTTGCAACGTCCGCTATTACAAGATTTTGCGTGTTAATCTTAAGTTCATCGTTGAACATTTTTGCCTGCCTAGTGCTAAATATATCCCAAGACTCGTTGATTTCAGGCAACACATATTTAATAAATTCAGGCTCGCTGCCACTCAGGCCATATTTTTGAGCGACCTGACGCGTAACTTCTACTCGCATTTTTGTTAGCTCTGGACTGCCAGGCTTTAGCGTGGCCAGTCGAGCAGCATCTGTAGTCAGCAGACCAAGCACTGCTCCTCTTACGTCACCCTTGGCAAGCTGTGCTGCCGCACGCCGTCTGCCAATCAGCCTGTACGGGTTGGAGTCAGTTAATAGCTCAGCTGCAGGTGGATCAACTTTTTCAAGTTGAGCTATTTCGTTTGCGGCATCTGCCGCACTCTCTTCTAAATCGTTTTGGATATTGACCGCAGCTAGCGCTGTTTGGTTTTTTACCTCGGCCTCATAGCCAGCCTTGATTTGATCGCTGACGTAGTTGAGCGCAAGGTTCTTGCCTAGCGACAACGCCTCTTTGCTGAAAACCGACAGCGACTTAGCCAGCTGCTCGAACGAGTTGTAACCCTGCACATTGAAGCCACCTCGCTGCGTTTGCGTGCCGAGCTGCGGCATCCGCGGAACGCTTGGCTGTGCTGTGGCTGCAGCAACGTTTGCTTTGCCTGGTTGGAAAAAGGCGTTGACCGGCTGAGCGGCAGGACGGATTTGGCCGAGAGGTAGTTGTGTCATGGCTATCAGAGTTTGTTAATTGCTCCTTGCATCCCGATGGCTGAATTAACGCCACCAACGACAGCGCCAAGGCCGCCAAGTACGGCTGCGCCAGCGCTTGGCCCACTGCCTTTCATCGACGGCGCTGGCGGCAGCATCATTGTTGGCAGCGGCGGGAACGGCGCGATCGGGTCGAACACATCTGCCTGCTGGTAATACTGCTGGCTGTTGTATTGGCTCAGGTATTTCGCAATCCGGCCGGTCTGTGCTCGGTCGTATTGACGATCAGCTAGCCCCTGATTGATTTGCTGAATCGTGCGGTAGTCGCCTTCCTGTCTGGCGTAGTTATTGACGATCCGGTCAATGCTTTTGCCTGCAGTGCCTCGCGCCTGCACGGACGCGCGTGCCTGCAACGATCGCCATTGGTACTGCTGCAACGCAACGGCGTCGCGCATTGAGCTTTCGGCGTAGGACTGCCCGATGGCCTCTGAGTCCAAGACGTAAGAAGCGCCAGCCGCTGCACGCGTATCCCGTACAACTTCAGCCTGCGCAATCGACTTCATCAACTCGACGTTGCGCATCGAGTTGGCGTGGATCATTTTCTGGCCGTACTCCAGGGTCTGGCCCCAGAAGGCGTATTGCTTGTTGAGGTCAGTGACCTCTTTGTTCAACCCAGCCTGGTACGCCGCAAATTCTGAGTTGGCCTCAGCAAATGCTGTTTGGTTGAGGTAGTCCTGCTTTTGCGCCTGATAGTTGGCGAAGCTCTGCAGTACGCCCAGGCCGGCATTAGCAACACCAAAGCCAACAGCTAATGGCGATAAAACGATCATTACAAGTACCTCCAGAACGGGCAGAACAAAGCACCGCTCGGACCAAACGGCTCAGGCTCCTGCACCGTGAAGCCCAAATGCTTCAGCCAACGGATCGATCTTTTGTTCTTGGAATAGACCATGTTCTCGACGTAACCGCCTGCAGACTCAAGACAAAAGTCAACCCATTCTCGTCCATATCTACACAGCTGTAGACGATGATTTTTTGTAGCCGTCAGGTTGGTTGAGCCAAGCAGCCAGATGGTCTTGCCAACGACGCCTGTAAGGGCCACGCACGAGCCGTCGTCACCCTCGATGGCCTGGCACACCTGGCTTTGCCGATAGCTCAACATGCAGGCTTCTACGGGGGCTAGACCGTGGCTCAGCGACACCTCCAACTCGTCCTGCTTGCGCAGGTTTAGGCCCACTTGTATGGCCCGTTGTTCGTTCGCTTGGATCCACCTCATCGCAGTGACCTCGCTTTGCCGGTGAGTAGTGCAATCCACTCGCAAGTTGAGAACTTGCAAGGGTGCGGCGATTCGTTCTGTATCTCCACCATGCAGCGCTCGCCACGACTGTTGATCGGGACGTTGAACACACCCTCAAAAAAGCGGTTGTCATCGGTGTCGTAACCGTTTGGGTTTGCCGAACCAAGTTCAGAAACCCGGCTGCCAAGGACCGTGGCGTCAAACGTATAGATGCCAGTGTCACGTCCCTCTGGGATGACGTGGACTTGGAAGAAAGCGGTCTCGTGATAACGCAGCTTGGCGTTGCGAACTTGCGTTCTTTCGACGTTGGCTGCTGCCTTGCCGCCACCGATTTCTTTGTAGAGCTTGAAACGCGTGAACCTGTAGCGAAACTTGTACGGCACTCCGAAGTAAATCGGCTGCGATGACCAGTCGCCGTTGGCGCTGATCGACGTTCCTGACGTGATGGTTGCCAGCCTGACGCCGCCGTTGCCGGTTGTGCTGTATCCCGACCACGCCTGAATTGACGTTGTTGCCGCAAACGGCAGCGTCCAAGTCGTCTGCTTGGTGACTGTGTTGTAAGTGCCTGCCGCAACGCGCAAAGCGGTTGGCGTTTCCGTTGTGGTGGAAATCCGCCGGTCCAACATCAGCGGGTACGGCGCATTTGTTGGCGGCTCTGGCGAGCGGTCCTGCACCGGCAGTTTCTCTAGAAAGATGTTGGTGCCGTACCGGGCAAGGACAAACAACGTCTCGCGGATGCACAGGATCTGCAGCACCTCATCAGCGCTTTCCAAATCCCAGTAACTCCAACTCGACTGCGCCCTTTCTGCGCCTTGCCCTGAGTTGCGAATGAAGTATTTGTAGACATAGATCCGGCTCTTATGGCCGGTCAGACCGCTGAGAGCAAACACCGCGTTACTGGTGTCATTGACGGTCATCTTGAAAACTTGGCTTGGCACAAACGCCGAGACGTAACCCGTGAGGTCTTGCGCGTCTGCTGTCAGCGCCGTACCAGCCCCCCGGACACTAAATTCTCGGAACTGAGAAAAGTCACCGTTGGCCTGGCAGAAAATGATGCCGCCACCGGCCAGCTGCGGTCTGACGTTGACGTCAACCTCAAACTGCGTCAGCACCGTGATCTGCGCTGTCTTAGGCGTCAACACTGTTTCTGCAGCGTTGAACCTGAACTGATATTGCGGCGAAAACAGGATCAGCTCGTCCTGGTACGGCACGGCGTAACGCAGCACCGACACCCGGTTGTTACTGGCGACAACATCGATCGGGTCTGTGTCTAAAACCGCCGTAACCGTCTCTGGGAAGAAATTGAAGAACTCCCGGACACGGCTCAGGATGACGTTTTCATCTGCCAAGAAACCCAGCCGGTTCTTGTAGATAAAAATGTCGTTGATGGGGTAGCCAATAAAGCTGGGGTCTGGAGACGTCGTGTAATCACCGCTAGTCCGCTCGCCCCAGGAAGGAATCTCGACACCGCCCTGCGTGCTGCCATCAGCCGGCCCGAAATGAAACTGGCCGTTGGGCAAGCGCACCAACAGGTGCGGCATTGTCGTGTTGTTGATTTGGTACTGAACGCCAGGGCTAACGGTCTCTGACCACTGGCCTTCACCGAAGTTGCCGCTGTTAGGCGTGAACTCGACGTAGTAGCCGTCAAAGTTGTTGCCCGGATCTCCAGTGATCTCGACCTGATAGCCAACAGGCGCAATCGTCGGCAGTTCTGTAAACGCCTGGACCGTGTGCAGGATCGCCGTGATGTCTGCGTTTGCGCGGGCGTCCGACACCGCAATGGTGATCGGGTTAGACGACGTGACATGAATGACTGAACCGCTGCGCGTAAACGACACGCCTGACGGGCTCAGGCCGTTAATGATGTTCTGCGCAATGTCTGCTGTGCTGATCCGGTTCTCTGTAACCGTTGACCCGCTCGTCACCACAGGCGCGACTGCTGTCTGGACTTGTGCGTTGGAACCGTTGACGTTGACGTTGTAGGTCTGGCCGTAGTTCGCCGCCTTAACCCAGATCAACGCCTCATGCGCAGCTGGCCGCGCCGTTGCCGGCGCTGTCGCCGTGTTCATTGCCGGCGACGTTTTTGTGTTGCTGATGAAGGTGTAGTCAGCAATCGTCACTGCTCTGATGTTTGAGCGAGCGTCAGTGACTGAACTCAAGTAGCTATAGCCGCCAGGTGCGTTGACGGTCTGCGCCACGCCATCCAAATCAAACACCTGGATGCCAGTGCTGGTGATGACCGCCAGGTATTCCTCGACGTTGTCACGCAGGATGCTGTGGATAAACGCATCGCCAAAGTTGCTGCTGGAAACCAGCGCTACTGATTCGCTGCAGTCCCGCTTGCGCAGGCCTTCCAAGATGGAAGACATGCCATTGATCTGAACCTCGCCTTGGCTGGGATCTCTTTGCGCATCAGGCTGCTGCGAGATGCCCTGCGCAAGGTTCGGGATCGCGTAGGAAGCAAGTGCCATCAGAGACGCAGGCCAGAGCTAATGCGACGAGTCGCCAGGCCAGCTGCTGGCTGATACGTCGGGAAGGGGTAGTAGTTCCTGCCGTCGGTCAGGATGTTGGCCTGCTCGACCTGCTGTTCCATCCGCTCAAGCGTTGCCTTGGCGTCTTGCTCGTCCTCGACGGTGTACTTGTAAAGAGCGTCTGAGCCGAGCACCCGGTTGGAAAACACGCGCGCAGATCGAATCGTCACCCAGCGGTTGTATGCCTCTGGCACCTCATCCCACGGCAGCAAAAAGATGACGTCGGCGTGCAGGTGGTCAATGTCAGTGCCAAGAATCGTCGTCCTGTTGTCGCGGTCGTAGACAAACTGGCCACGCAGTTGAAACCGACCGGCGTACTCGTAGGGGTCCATTGAGAACCGCACTACAGACTCAGGCACCTTGATCTTGTTGGTCGAGCTGTCTTTGTTGAACTGATAGGCAAACTCTGTATTCCAGCTCCAGCCTTTGACCTGTCCTTCTTTGTGAAACTCCAGCAGGGTCCGCTCTGC